ACCTTGTCATCGAATAGGACGGGTCGGAGTTTGCGTAGTTGGGAGAACGCCAATCGTCGGGGTCCTGGGATGGCGTAGTCGAGGAGGCCACGTTCTGTGCGGCCAGTACGGATACGTTCTTTGTTTTTGGCTGACGAGCTAACCACGAACGATGAAGCAGCAATCGAAACCCATGCCGTGTTCTCATAGTTTCGCATCGTCAACTGGTCGCCCGACGCGTAGAACACCCGCATGTGGATGTGACGGTCGGTGCTGTAGGTGGTCTGTAGCGTGATGCCAGAGATACCACCAGTCACAACGCTCGCTGACGAACGTGGGACGATACGAAGCCCAGCCTTTTTCCCAGCATCGACCGTGGTGCTGTTGTCGTTCTGGTAGAGCACCATCGAACCGTTAGCGTCGGTATCCTTAGTCAGAGTGGCACAGGTCGTGCCTGAATCTCTCAGGTTGAGGTTCTCGTTGTGTGAACCGATATTGCCCGAGTCCACCCGAATCTCTTTGTTGAAGTAAAAGTCTGTCGAGGCTGTATACATATAGAAATGGGTGGTGTTGATCGGGCCGATGTAGCTTGTTGCGCCCGTGCCGCCAAACAGATACAGACGGTCAGGCGATAGCTGCATCTTTCGCAGACCACCAAGTGACCAGCCGATCGTGTCGGAAGCAGCCCGATACATGCCTGTGTTCGTGTCGCTCGTAAACGAGTAGGTTGGGGCACCCGCCGACCCGTCACCCACTCTGGCCGTCGCCATTGACGATATGCCAGCAAACGTCTGACCTGTTGAGCTGACAACGATCTCGCCGCCCGTGCCGTTTGCGCCCGAACGGATGTTGGTGCTTCCGCCAGATCCCCCAGATACGAGCGTGGTCGTACCGTTCGACATGATCATGTACTCAGAACCAGCAGTCATCCCCTCGGTAGCCATGCCCACATAGCCGCCCCAAGTGTCCCCGAGCAGAATGCCACCATCGACACCGCCAGCCTTCGCGACCAGATCAGTCGTCGTACTATTGACCTGCTCATTGATCCACTTGCTCGACGCCGTATCCCACGACAACACATCGTTGTTGACCGGCGACCCGGCAGTCACATCCGTCAGATCGTTGAGCGCACCCATTACACCGCCGCCGCTCGGGGACACCTGCCCGATGATCAGCATGTCGGCACCGGCCTGCACGATCGCCACGTAATCGCCGGTCGTCATCGTCGCAAGGAGCGACGGGACCGTGACCGCCACGGTCGAGCTGCCCACGTACACAGTCGTGGATGACGCCGCCACCCCGTACACAAGGCGCGCACCAGGCGACTCGGCTAGCTGCAACATTTTGCGGCTCAGCGCACTCATGACGCCACCTGCTGGGCCCGCACGTTCGCCACCATCACAGCGTTCGCACCGAGCCCGATCGTGGCCTGGTCGATGATGTGCAACTCGTCTATCCCGAGAGCAGCCTGCGTGACCTGCACCACGTCGGACGTTTCGAGTCGTGGGTCGGTGAGCAATGTTGCGCTCACCGATTTCGCTACACCAAGATTCGATGCGAGGACCGCCGCTGCCGCTGTAGCGCACTGTGCGTCAGACGCCAGGAACGGCGTCGAGTATTGGCGGGCCTTCTTGCCGAACGGCCCCAAATAGTATGTTGGTGATGACACATCGTTGTCTGATGCTTCGCCCCGATACTGTGCGCCCAGCGACCCGTTCGAGGACGTGGCGATCACCTTGTTGTATGCCTGCGCACGATCTAGGTCGAGAATGATTCCGGTCATGTTGGTGCCTTCCGAGATGGATGCGACCGGCTCAGCAGAGAACGTCGGCTCGGCACGCATCGTGCAGACACCGAGCCCGTCGAACAGGATCTCGTTGCCGAGCGAGCGGGCCATCGACTGTGCTGCTGCCCAACGATTGTCGTCGGGGCCGAATGTCAACCTCGGTGTCGTGAATGTTGTCGTCGGAAAGTTGTATGTCAGATCGGACACACCGGCCGTGATCAACGCCTCGATCGCGGTCGCATAGTTCGTGCCAGATGCAACCTGGTATGTCTCCTCGAAGATTGCGTCGGAGACAAGCTTCGAGCGGTCCTGGCCTCGGATCGTTGAGAGCAGCGTCGCGCCATCAACCGATGACTGTTGGATCGGGAACACACCGAGGGGGCACAACAGTTCGCCGCCGCCAGCTTTCACGCCACGCCACAATCGGATCTCATATCCGTAAGGGGTGAGCACGTCGGTGCTGCTGACCGGTACTCGTAGCGGATCGGCAATCGTGGCCTCACATGAAGCGAGAGTCGCAGCAGCCCTGTCGTAAAACACTGAGCCACCAGCGAGAGCCAAGCCCTCCTCGATCACTACCCTGTCAAATAGGATGTCGGCACGGGCAGTCATCTGATGTGACCCGGCGATCAGCGCGGCCATCACATCCGATGCTGATGAGGTGATTGTCGCACCGTCGTTGATGACCGAGCGCATTAGAGCGTCCCGGCAGTGGCGTCAGCGGGTGCTCCAACAGTCGTGAACGCGATCGTGAAGAACCTGCGGTCGCTGCCACCTCGGTAGAACTGGTCGCCCCACACCTCGGTCACACCCAAGATCGCGGCGTACATAAACCCGTTTCGGAGTGTGCCGAGCAGCGAGTCAGTACGCAGGTTGAGCAACAGAACACCGGCTGACCCTTCGAGGATCGCGTCGAGTGATAGAGCCTCAGCAGACGTCACCGTCCGGTATGTGATCGTTCCGCCGGCGGGGTTGGTGAGCGTGTCGGACACGATGACCGGGGCCGCTGCGCCGATGACGCTGAACGAACCTGAACGCGTCGTCCTCGTCGTCGGTGCGTAGTCGCTCGGACGCAACACGATGTTCAGCGTCGAGTCGAGCGGCGATTTGATCCAGTCGTCGGTCGAGGTCCACGAATCGGAAGCCGACTCAACGAACGCTCCCGTGAGCGACAGACCGCCGCTGTAGTACGTGGAGCGCGCCCGATAGATGACGGCCTGCCCGTTCGGTACTTCGTAGTCGATGACCGTGAACACTGTGGCGTGGCCGGTCGAGTCCGCCAGTGTCGCGTTGCGAACAGCCGCCCAGGTTGTCCCGGCATCGAGCGAACGTTCGACCTCGATCTTCGCCCACGCTGGTGTCGAAGCGTCCCGGTTGGCTGTCACCGTGATCATCCCTGAGGCCGCGGTGTCGGCACTCGTCACCGTCGAGATGTCGGACGTTACAACGTTCATCGAGAACGTGTCGAATGCGTACGCGGCCCAGTGCTTCACGCCGTTGACAGTCTGAGCGACACGCACATACGCCCGGTATGTATCGGTGTTCGGAAGTGGCCCGGTCGTAGCGGTCAGCACCGCCGACGCAACCTGGCCTGTCTCGTAGAACGCTGTCGAGGTGGCCGGGTCGAACCCGCCCGCCAAGTATTGGGCGTCGGTGAACACGCGCATTTGGTAGTGGGTTTGTGCGCCGCCGTCAGAGTCGAGTGTGTTTGCCCAGGCGATCGGCACCGACGTGGACGCTGTGTACGGGTCCGGCGAAACAGCGGTCACAGCGACGACTGGCAGCGGGACCGTAACCAGATCCAAGTACTTCTCGAAGGAGGCGTTCGACGTGAGGCCGGTCGTCAGCCTGGTCCGCAGACCATTGACGTCGGACTGCGTCCCGGTGAACGGGATCACAGCGCTGGACTCCGTTGCTGAGGCGCTCGACGTTGTCCACGTCAGGGCCGTTGCACCGCTCACCAGCACAGCTATGACCACCGGCCCAGAGTGGTTGATCCGGCTTGTCACCGACTTCGTGATCTCGCCCGTCAGTAGCGTGTACGTCCCGAAGTCGAGGGTCACGTCCAGCACGCCCACCGTGGGTTGGATGTACGTCGCTACGTTATCGTCCGACAGCGCTGCGTGGAACGACGCCGCACCACCAATAATCGTCGCCGTGCCAGAGCTTGCGTTCGGGCGTATAACTGTCGTGGTCATCGCATACCTGCTTCGAGAGACATCAGGAGATCAGCATCACGTTGTGACACGACCGCCTCAACTTGGAATCGGTCCATCAGATTGATCACGACCGCCGCCCCGCCACGGCTGCTACCACCGTCAAGTTCGGCCCGAACAATTTTGGCGATCATCGACGACGGCGCGATCACCTCAGGATCAAGTCTGGCCCCAGGGTTATCACCGACGACAGCGAGCATCGGCTCGAACGCCAGGCCACCCGATGCGAGTCGCGGAATGTTCGGTGTACCAACGGACGGGATGGTGATCGACGGGAACGACGGGCCAGGGCCCGGAGGATCCCAGCCGCCGATCGTGAAGCCGGGAAGGCTGAGCCCGTTCCATGCTTCGATCACTCGGTTGATGACAGCCTTGAATCCGTCGTAGATCGAATCGAACGCACCGGCAACACCCGACGCAATCCGTCCAGGCAGCGACGTGACGAAGCCGACAACAGCATCGATGCCGCTCGAGGCGAAGCCCTTGATTGACTCCCATTGGTCATCGGCGAACGTGGCGATAGCGCCCCACACGGCGAACCATGCGACCTTGATAGCGTCGAGCCCGAGAACAATCAGCAACTTGACGGCGTCGATGGCGATACCGACGATTCCCTTGATGGCATCCCACACGCCGGAAAGGATCGTTTTGATGCCTTCCCATACGCCGGACCAGTCGCCGCGGATCAACGACGTGACCGTGTTGATAATGCCGCGCACGATGTCAATCGCTGCGCCAATAATCGCCTTCAACTTGTCCCACACGCTCACGGCGTAAGCCACGAACCGTTCGCCGTGAGTCTCCCAGATGGCAGTGATTACCGTGGTCACCCGTTCGATAACGACACGGATTGCCTCGATGACGCCTTCGATCGTTTCTTTGATGGCCGGCCAATTCTCATCGACCCATGCTTTGATCTCGTCGAACGTGGCGACGATGAACGCGACCACGTTCTTGATTATCGGTAGTGCGTTGGTCTGAAACCATACGACGAACGACTCGATGGTGGTCTGAATGGTCGGCCAATACTTCCGGACTGTCTCGACGAGCCAGGTGACTGCCCTGACGCCGATCGCGATCGCTGCGCCCAGGAAGACCATCGCCCTGTCGAACGAAGCCGAGATTCTTTCGGAGTTCTCGGTGATCCAGTCCGTAGCCTTCTGGATGGTCGGCGCCAGCTTCTCGCCGATCTCGATCAAGATGACCGAGAAGTTGGCTTTGATCTTGTCGAACGCCGACGCTAGGCCGCCGTCCATTGTGTTGAACGCGTCCTCGGTCGCGCCGGCCGACCCCGCCATCTCGCCCATGACATCGGTGAACGCTTCGCCGCCGTTCGCGGTGAGCGCCAGAACAGCCTGACCGGCTTCGACCGAGCCGAACATGTCGAGCACCGACTTGTCCGACGCCTCAGCCCCGTCAGCGATGATCTGGAAGGCCTCGCCCATCGAGCCGCCCTGGTCGATGAAGTCCTGAAACCCGCCGCCCGTCATCGCCTGGAACGCCTTGTCGGCAATCGTCCCCTCTTTGCCGAGCTCAGCTAGCGCACTTTTGATCTGTGTCGTTGACTTCGCTGTCGGGACACCCTTCGATGTGAGGACCGCGAGAGCAGCAGATACCTCGTCGAAGCCGACACCGAGAGCCGACGAGATCGGCGTGATGTTCGAGATGCTTGCGCTGATCTCCTCGAACGTCGTCTTGCCGAGACGGACCGTCGTGAACATCAGGTCCGACGCTTCGGCCGCTGAAATGATCTCGTCGCCGTAAGCGTTGACGACCGACGAGATGCCATCGACCGCAGTCGCTAGTTCGGTGACGCCGCCCTTCGCGGCCTGCTGCGCCACCTCAAGGAAGTCAAAGACGTTACCCTCGGGCACGCCAGCCGACAGCGCCTGATAGAGCGCCGGGATTGTCTCCTCCGGCAGTACCCCGAACTTCTTCGAGAAGTCCTTGACCTGACCGGACATGGCGTCCATCGCTTCAGCCGAGATCCCCGGCAGGAGCGTGAACACCTCGTTCATCGACTTCTCGAAACTGGCGAACGCAGCGATGCCCTTGACAGCGGCGACGCCTAACGCAATGCCGACCGTGGCAGCAGACTTCCCGGCTTTCTTGACGAAGTTGCCGATCTTGTTCGACGAGTCGTCGAGGCTGGCCTTCAGCCCCTTATTGTCGCCCAATATCTTTACGTTGATGACCGACTTAGATGCCACGCTCGCCCGCCTTTCGTCATAACTCGGATTACTTGCGGGACTGCTGATCGGATCGCCAGTTCAGATAGTTGGCGGCGACCGTGAACAGGTCGCC